GTTGGGTTTTTGGTTATTTAAGGGAATGTAAACTAACGAAATTCTTGGCGTGCCGTGCCAAAAGTAAGCTAGAAACGTTCGAGAAACCAGTCGTCATTCCAGAATGAAGACATGGCTTGCGAGGGTTCGTAGCTGTACTTCATCAAGTAACGAGTGATTTCCTCTTTTGATGGGAAAGAGGGAGGTACGTGAAAGGGGAAGATCCTTTCAGTTGAGAGAATGCCGTGAATCGATGACATGTCAGGGGAGTATCCTAGAGAGGCGTAATACTCATAACAGTCGCGAAGCACGTGGTAGTGGCGTTTTGACGCACCGCATAATGCATAGGCATAGCCGATGCAACTTGCCATTGCTCGAGGGATGGTGGGATTCGAATCTTTGGTGTGGTACCATTGAGCAAGTAGGGTATTGGGATCGCGGAAGGGCAAACCGTGGTGGTTGGCATATCCTAGGACTTCACATTGATGTGGTCCGTTTTTGATCTTGGACTTGTCGGTACTAACATTAGAATTGAATCGACGTTTGCACGTATTGTGAAAACGCTGGAGAAAGAGTGCATGGTCGGAGGGGGGAAGGACAACTGCTAGTTTAGTTAAGCTGTCATCGCCTTGCACCTTGAGAGCAATAAATGGTGTGTCTAAAGCGGAAAGGGTTGAAACGATCATAACGACATTATAGGCGCTGTCACGAAGTTGGGTCGTGTAAAGGCCAGAAGGTACACCTGCGAAGAGGCGTCGAAAGACGCGGCCGTCGGGTAGTACGATCGGTGTTTGCCGGAAAGCATAGCATGTCCAGCGAAAGAGTCGTCGTAAGCGTTGGGCCTTTCGGGGGGTCCAATCACTCGCGGTGTTGGGGTAATCTTTCGTAGGCATGTAGCCTTGATCGAAGTTAATGAATGACATGAATATTTCATCCAGGTCGTCGAAGACTTGGAAGTATGCGTATTTATCGAAACGAGAGTAATCGATCATCAAAATTGATGCTCGAGTGTACGATGACATTAGTTCGGCATTGAGCCGGAACCAGCCACCTGTGATGGTTTCGTATCCCCATAGCAAGGGAGAGATGCCAGGGTTACGCTTGTAATGAGCGACTAGAGGCCAGTAGAACATGATCTCAGCTAAGACAAAGGGTTTGGGTGTGCCGTAGATGGTTCGCATTTTGTTGGGATCCTTTTCGTCGACGAGGGCTGTCTTTGAGTGGAGCAGCATTGAATAAAGGTGGGCGTCAAATGTGACGGTGCCTTCTTTTATCTCGTGAAGCCAGAGGCGAGACCAATCGAAGATGATTGATTTCATATTTGCCACTGATGTTTTAGGATTCTCAGGCAGGTTGTGCCGTGTGCGATATTCAACGGAGTTGAGTTGTCGTAGGTAGATGGGATCTGTAGAGAATGGTCTTTCGGCATTTGGTTTACCAGCTAATGGATAGTGGTGTTCAATGTCGAGGAGATGTACGGGTCGGTACTTTTCGGGAGGTGCGAAAGCACTGCGTACGTAGTCGAGAGCCACTTGGTAGTGGTGGTCTTTCATGATCTGGTGATAATTAATATCGCCAGCGAAGAAGTCTGAGAGGACGGAGTCCTCATCGATGGTAGTTCTTTTGAAGTCGTTTGTAATATGTGNGACTTCGTGTGTGTAAAGATAACGTGTCATAGCGTGGAAAGCTGTGTTCTTGAATGCAGTGATGCTAATCTGAACAGGTCGTGGAGCTTGGGGCCGAAAACTTGAACCGGGAAGTTGTTCATAGTTAGAGAGCGGGGTTTCGGTGTATGAGAACGTTGTGAGTTCGATTTCTTCAGTCATTGTGTAGATGGTGTATGCGCGGAGGCAGTTGGAAACTTGCAAAAGAGTCGAGGAGCGGTCGAGTAGACTTTGAGTTGTGAGGTGCTAAACGTTGGTGTAGACTGTCT